TTTCTTGACTGGATCAGCCATCACTTAACTCCTTTGAATTTGGTTCCTTGAACAGCTTTACCGCCACCACGACAGTGGCCGCCTTTGACTTCGCCGCCTTTGGCGTAGCCATATTCTTCCGCGATCTTCGATTTCGGATTCACTTTCTTACGAAGAGGAGCAACGAGAGTTTCCAATGTGTCTTTCGCCATGCCCATCGGGTCTTCCTTAACCGCTTCAGCAATCATCTTGGCTTCGTCGGACTTCGCCCACTTGGCAAGATCTTTCGCGTCGCTAAGCACAGGAACACGACCTTGTGATACTTCATAGCCGCCGTAAGCAATGCCTACAGGGCCGATTCGCTTGGCTACCGCTTTAGCACCTTTGCCTGCCGCTTTTACGGCAGCCTTGGCAGCGCTTTTACGGCGTTCGCCCTTATACTTTTTCTCCAGCTCGCCCATGGTCTTAGCCTTGGACTTCGCCTTGCGAAAATCTTCCGAACGTGTCTTATCCATGATTAATACCCGCCTTGGTTACCTTGCGCTCTGTTCATCTTTTCCAGAGCAATGTTTGCGCGGAGCTGAGCGATGTCTTCAGTGGTCTGGATGCGTTCACGCTGCACGTCGCGGTCGGCGTCCTGATCCTGCTTCTTCAACATCAAGTTCTGCTGGAATTCGCGTTCCTTCCGCTGGAGGTCGCGTTCCTTCAAGGCGAGCTCTTGGGCTCGGAGCATTACAAGCGGATCGCCCTGCTGTTGCGGAGTTAGGTTTTGTACCAGCTCCGAAGTCATCTGAGACGCGATCTGCGAGGCACGCGCAAGCACTTGGGCTTGGTCTGGTTGCTGCTGCTGCGGCGGCATCATGCCCGGGAGCTGTTGCTGCTGCGGCATCTGTTGCGCCATCTCCTGCTGCGCCATCGCACGAGCTTTCATGCTGATGTGTTGCAGGATGTTGCCCATCATGTTCGCCATGACCTGCGGTACAGCCTGCACCAGCGGGGTTTGCATCATCGCCAAGTGTGCAGCGATGTGTGCGTCATGGTCTTCAGCTTCATGGGCCTGAATAGGTTGCCCCATCAACGCACGACTGTTCTCTTCAGCGGGATCAGATGGTGTGGGTTTCGGCGGTGGGGGCAAGATTTGCTCGATGTTCTGTACACCGAGGGCTTCGTACATACGGCGGAACGCTTCATGCAGGTTGTGCATCTGCGGGTTGGTCTGTGCCAACTGCAACTGCGCCTGCGCCAGCGTGACACGCTGCGCCATAGAGAAGATGTTGGGGTCAGCGATCGGTAGGATATCGATCCGATCGTCAAAGTCCTGCGCTGCGGCTTGCGGCTGTACGCCCATGACTTCGTATGGGTACTGCTGCGTGGTGTCGCGGAAGATACGCGCAAGGATTTTGAATTCGATTTTCTGTGCGTTGTACAGGCGCTTGTGGATGGCCGACATGACTTTCGTGCCACGCTCCATCATCGCCATGGTGGTACCTACCGCAGCCGTCTGATCGCCTTCACCGACTTGCATGTCTGCAATCGCAGCAAAGCGTTGGCCTGCACCGACCAAGAAGCCAAGTAAATTGGACAGCGTCGGAGACGGTTCTTTGTACGGCAGCGGCATGATGGCTGCACGCAGGTCACCGCCCGGTGCATCCATGTCACGGAACTCACCCGGTTGCAGCGGAACGTCGCTGTCCGAGATGCGCACGCCGCGAGTCTTAAACCCAGCAGGCAGATTGCTGAACGTACCGGCGTCAATCAACTGACGCAGCAGTGAAGTGGCTGCACGAGACAGACCACCGATCATGTGTACCAAGCCAAGGCCATAGAAGCCCAAGCCCGGCAGGAATTTGTAGTGCGTGAAGTACTGCACCGGCATGCGCTTGAGATCGCCTTCACGCCAGTTGCGGCGGATGGACAGAATCTCAGCACTGTCTTCGTCGACGGTTACGACGTACGGCAGCGCAATGCCCGTTGGTTCACCGTCTTCACCTTTATCTTCAAAACCCGGGATGTCTAGGTAGGTGTGTACTTCGAGAATGCTAAACGCTTCATCGCTTGCACCCGGACGTACGCCTTCCGCTTCGTCTTCTGCCTCACCGATATCACCACGGGTGATCTGGGACGGACTGAGATCGACGTCACGATAGAAACCATAGACTTGGTTTTGACGTAATTCGTTGGCTGTCAGGTTCAGGACGTGGGTGACCCGTTCGGCGGAAGCGATGTCTGTCGCAGAGTAGGAAACGACGAGATTCTCGACCGGAACAAAACTAGAAACTGCCCGTCCTTTGGCATCGTCGAAATACGTCTTCTTGAATGTCGACCCCGCAAGTGGAAGATGGAACAACATCTGGTCCATATCCGGGTCGTATTCTTCCATGACATGAACGATCTGATAGTTCATGTACTCCTTGACGCGATCCGCCTGAGCTATACGCTCCGGTGTTGGCAAACCCACGACCTGAGTGCGTACCGGGCCACCGGCCGGTAACAATTCTTTGTACGCTTGCGCTTGGAACTGTGTTACGGCTTCCGCAAGAAGCGGATGGGTGACACCAGACGCGCCTTCAAACGGTTCAGTACGTTCTTCGTACTTGAAACCAAGGAGGTCCAATCCATTGACATAGCTTTGCTCCCATTCTTCTCTCGAGGCTCGGTCATTGTCGTAGCCGTCGAGTAAGTCGCCTGCGATACGGGCGAGATCTCGGTCATCCAGCACTTCAGCCAGATTTGCATCGTGGTTTTGTAACGCAGCGGCAAGTTCAAGATCCGAAGATTGGGGTTCGAGGTCGATGGTTACACCACCGTCTTCGTCCTCAACCATGTAATCCGGCAGTTGGTTTGTCGGAATACCTTCAAACATCGGGTTCTCTTCGGTGAGATCCGTTTCAAAAGGATTGCCCTCGACTTCGATGTCGATATCCGCGATATTTTTTTCAACAGCCATTAATAATAGGCCCTTCTAGTGCGAACCACGTCTTCCCAATGGTCTGACGGGTCTGTTACGAATCCACCCTGACGGAATCGTAGAATAGCCTGTGTAGTCGAGTCAACCAAGTCATCGTGATCACCGTTTGGAAACGCTGCACATTCTTCTATAAGCTCGTCAGCCCATCGTGTCGCAGGTGCCCAGATTTGACCCGACTCTAGCAGCGGCGCACAGGCATGCACACGCGTCATTTTGTCGTTACCACGGCTCGGGGTGAAGTTGGTGACCGGGATTCCCATCTGTCGTAACTCGTAGGTCAGCGGTAGACCCGAGGCCTTGGCTTCAATCAGGACCATATCCGGGTCCCACTCCAGATATTGCTCCTGCGCAATGCGCTTGAGGTCTGGAAACTCCCATCGGCCCTTCTGCATGTCGAGCAAAATCAGATTGGGGCTGCCGAATTCTTTGGGATGGAACACACCCCACGTCGTAATCGCCGAATAGTCGGCCGTTTCCTTCTTAGAAAACGCCGTATCGTAGCTTTGGAGGATGTAACTGACCTCCGGCGGCCGGTCGATGTTCTCCCAAACCTGCCACCATTCGCGTTTAAGGATGGACGACGTGTCTGACGTCGGCTGTTGAAGCCACTGGGCGTTCCATTTCTGGGGCGACAGCGACGCCTGCACCCCTTTGAGCTCATCAAGCTTCCAGAATTCAGGCCACAACGGTTTGCCGCTGGGCAGAATCGCCGGAAATTCGACGACGTCCCACTTATCGGCGCGATCATCGGCGGCTTGGGCCTTCAATACTTGGCCGGTCAGGTCCTTTGTGGACCATCGGGTCATCACCAATACGATCGTTCCACCCGGTTGGAGACGCTGACGAGGGCCGGATGTATACCATTCGTAAGCGGCATCGAACGCCGTCTCGGAAAGAGCGTCCTGCTCGGAGTGTGGGTCATCGATGATCAGCAAATCCGCGCCACGTCCGGTAATCGCACCCCCTACACCGGCTGCGAAGTACTCGCCACCGGCATCGGTTTCCCATCGGCCGGCAGCCTGAGAGTCGGCACGCAGTCGGGTATCAGGGAACAGAGCATGATAGTCGGGTGAATCGATCAGGTGTTTCATCTTACGACCGAATCGGGTCGCCAATTCGCCGGTGTGCGTTGCCTGAATGATCTTGAGGTCGGGTTTGTGGCCCAGAATCCATGCGGGGAAAAGGAACGATGCAAACTCAGACTTTGAATGTCGAGGCGGCATGTTCACGATCAGGCGTTTGATCGTCCCATCGCGGATGCCTTCGAGCTTTTTGGCAAAGACTCGGTGATGTTTCCCCTCGATGAAGTTGGGGTACACCATCTTTACGAAAGACAAGAAGCTATCGTGCGCCTGTTCGCGCAGCTTCAGTTGTTCAAGTTGATTGGTGAGAGTAAGGAGCTCTCGCGCTGCTTCTTCCGGTAGCAGCGAAACGTCAATAGCCATGAACGATAGATTACCTCGTTTTGTTCAACTTTGTATAGTCAAATACCTGAGTAATTTGTAGGGTCAATAAGTTTTCGTTTTTGCAAAAAATTTTTTGGGGTCGATAACTTTACGAAACAAGATTCAGTGTGCAGATCCTTATATTACACCCAAACACAGCGGCGCCTCCGGCGGTCTATCGATTCGCTCACCAGCCGGAAGCGCAGAAATCGGTTTAGGGCTCAGGACTCAAAAGGAGACAAACACGCAAGGCGAGACCTTGCCGGCCGGACTCTTCCCAGTGTAGGCCGAATGGTCTACACGGAAAGGCGCATAAGCTGCATTAATAGGGTATAGAAAAGTCTAGTGCAGATAGTACAAATAGTGCTTGCAGTATGCATAGCACATCTATAACCTTGGCTCTGCCAAGGCAAACAAAGCGCTTGGCCTGATCTTTAAACCTACAGAAAGGAGAATGCTATGAGCATCAAAACAAAGGTTGACCAGTACGCGCTGATGAAGGCGCAGGTCAAAATCCTCGAGGCCCAGATCGATGAAGTCGGAAAGGAGCTGAAGGACTGGATGGCCGGATGCGGGATCTTTAAGGTATCGGGCGATCTTTACTCGATCGCTTGGAGCCAGTCCGAACGCACCATGATGCAACCGCTCTCATGGTTCCGGCAGCACTACGGGCCGGAATGGATCGAGGAGCATAGCAAGACGGTCGAGGTCAATACCTTGCGAGTGCAAGCGAAGGTAGACCAGAAGGCCGCCTAAACCCAAACCCCGGGCCGCAAGGCCCGGGCCTTTTCAGGAGAAAGAAGAATGAGTACTCATACCTTTGTCGGCGAAGATCGCCCAGACGGATGGACTGCAACCGAGCTCGATCACAAGGCCCGCAGTCTTAAAGACCGGTTGCGATTCAGACTCCAGTACTTCGAGCTGATGATGATCACAGGTCGAGAGAAGGAGGCTGTCGCAGCCATTCATCAAGTCTACGAATTGATTGATCAAGTCAAAGACTAAACCACAAGGCCCCCAGACTGGGGGCCTTTTTTTTGTGTCCGATGTTTGACCTGGTACTAGACGATGCTATACTAGGCGCACGCGACAAATACTGTCGCGCAATTTCAGAAAGGAAAAAGGATGGCCGCAGCATGGATACTCATAATCGCTTTAGTCGCTTTCGTGGTCTGGATCTTCGAGCGTTAATCGTCGAGGCCTTGGCTATTGTTTTGTGGATCGTCGGCGTCGCGGCCGCGATCTTTATCGCTACGCTTGGATAAATCTCCTGTAGGGTTTGCCCCGTCGAAAGACGGGGCCTTTTATCTCCAGACCCGATCGGGTCTATCGCCGGGGGCGCAGAGCCCTCATCGCCGGGGGCGCAGAG